CGAGTCTATGCTTATGGTTCCATCGCTTTTGACTGGAAAAGCAGGTTTTAACGAGAATTTGCCATTGACTATTGAAAAATTGCATAAGAAGCTTGGCGCAATATCACTAAAGAACTGCCGTAAATTGGTACGTTCAACAATTGGACCATTAAAGAACAAATTGTTTTTTACAAGAAACTTAGAAGTCAGCACCAAATCGCTTCTTTCGACCATGTAACTTCTACTGCCGTCCATTCCCAGCAAACCACCTGCTCCAGCGGTCTGATCCGTAAACATAAAATACATCAGGTCTGTCAGCAAATTGCTAGGGCCAAACTCTGCAGTGTCTCCATAAAAAGAGCCAGGAGTTTTAACTGTTGGGTGCAACCGCTCCACTGGTATTCCATTCTTAAGCCACACTCGCATTTGATCAAGGGCAGTAAAATTACGCCCTGCCTTAAGTGAAAAACCAGCAAGGGTTAAGTTAAACATGTTGGCCTCACTGTCATTTATTTGCACTTCGTTGATGTAAACAATTTCATGTTCAGGTGCCGTGTTATTTGATTTTTCAACAAAATTGCGATAAGCACTTATATCTGAAACTTGAGATTGCTGTGCAAAATCAAGCTCTGAGCTGGTTATAGGATCACTTGTTCTTTCTGATTTTACGCTGCTAATTTCATAGTTTTGACCGACAAGAGGATAAACAGTCCTAAACGGATTGTTGCTGCTAACCGTGCGTGTATCAGAAAATGTTTCACCAACTTCCCATTCACCTTTTGTTGTGTCTGTTCCTTCAGAGACTTGCGTTACCTTGCCAATTGTCCAGCCTTCGTATTGACCGACAATTGGAGCCTTAAATCTTGTGACTGTGGCTGTTAGATCAACAGTAATTTTTTTCAAGCCTTTGTTGAAAACAAACCCTGAAACAGTTTTAGTTTCACCTTGGCTGCGATCTACCGCTCCAAAAACTTCATACCGCCATGCTTGCGATCTAGCAGCTAAATCTACGTCTTTGGTGATTGATTTTACTATAAACCTCATGCCTGAAAATGTCATCGTTCCATCAGGGTGGTTATTAACGAAAGGGTTTGTGTTTGGATAATTTGACTGACCGCTTGCAACATCAGTGCCTTCAGATCCTCTCTTTACTTCAATTATCTCTCCAGCAGAGAATCCTCCACCACTGCCCAAAATAGTAACTATTGAGTCGCCGTCACTGTCGTCAAATGCCCAGCGATGCGTTTGACCCGGCGCTAACCCACTGTCATTTACTACTTTTCTAAGTCTCCATCGCAAATGAAGCCATTTACCCTGCTGGCCGTCTATATACTCAACTGTTTGTATAGAAAGATATTCTCTTCTGTAGCTGTCCGCGCTTCCAGCAATTGCATAGAAAAAAGCAGACAATTTGCCTTTATTGATGCCTTCATTTGCAATGTTTCGCCCTGCGGGTACTCTTGATAAAATTTCACCAACCTCCGCAATGTTTCCTATTGCTACGACAGGAGAAGGAGAATGAAAAGTAGCTCCGTCTGGATATGTAGGCTCTTCAACAGCAGAAATTGTTTTAGGCGCTCTTTTGAACTCATTATTGCCTTTAAGTCCTCTCTTGTCGGTAAAGCTTCTGCCAGAAACTTTTATCTGAACCCTAAGCCCATTACTAAGCGTCTCAGGCCCTAGCGTAACTGTGTTAGGCACAGCAGCGTTAGCAGTGCTTGCTGACTGATCTAGAATGACAAATGTAAATGATCTGTCCGTATCTGCAATTGCTCTAAACTCAGAGCATGGAAAGGGCACAAATTTAAACTCAAGCTGGCGTTGCTGCTGATCTTCATTAATAAATTTTATGTAATTGTATTGAGCGCTTGGGCTTTGACCTTGGATTACAAAGATTTGACTAAACGGCTGGAAAGTTGATCCATTG